GTGGAATCATAGACATCAGTTACGCCAGCAAACGGACAGAATGAAATTTGAACTCTTCCTGAATGATAATTGGTTTTAACAAAACGAAATGTATAGACTAAAGAACCCCTCCAATACTGGAAGAAGCCTGAAGCATATGCAAGTGTTGTAGGTAAATAACTATAACATTCAATAGCTTTGTTTTCTCCTGGTATATCACTGAGGTCATTGACATATTGAGGATGCACTACTTCCCGCCAGAGAATCTGGTTGGGAGTATTTGTGTCAGAATACGTAAAACGTCCAATATAATTAGGCATTTTTAGTACATAATCAAGTGTCATTTCATCAGCAGTAGACCCCGCAAATTGTTCCATAAATGAAACCTTATTATCAACTAACAGTGTCAGTGGCATGCTATGGTCAACCCCATCTCCATTACAGAAATGCTGGGAAGGCCTAACATTAACATCAACTGATGGTATCAAATTGTGCGGTTTAGAGAAGCCAAGAGCCTTGAATAAGGCTGTAACGTTATTACCAATACCTTCTAAAGGATCAGTGAATTTTGAAACTCCAGGAAGCACGCCCTTCACGGCTCGTGATACCCCACTCACCACCCCTGTGGCTGCAGAAGCAAGACCACTGAGGGGTCCCATTTGTTCTCCGCCATTCTGCGCATGAACACTTTTAGAAAAAGCATTCTTTGCATTAGTCGGAAAACCCAAGCGAATATCTTCGAAATGGGCCCAAACAGACACATCCAATGTGGGAGAGCCTGCTGAGGATAACTGGGAGTATACTTTAGTGAAAAAGCGTACCCAAGGAGTAGATTTTGTAACAAGATCGTATTGTTGATAAGGAGAAATATACGGTATCTTCAGTATAATTTCAGTTTCCTTTGAAATGTCTAACTGTACATGTGGTAAAGATGTAACATAAGACAGACTAGATGCAATCTGCTTAGATCTCGACTCAGGCAGAAGTTCCGGTACAGGCAATACAGCACATATTAAGCGGCCAGCTTGAAATGGCTGAGCATTAACCTGGACCTGAAGAACTACACTCGCAGAGAAAGAAGTGAATCCATCAAGTTTGTCAACAGTCATAGTCGTCATGAGAGAATCCGGAAATGTTAATGTAAACAAATCCGAATTCGGTAAGTCAGTATGTTTCCAAGGAAAGGTACCAAGAAACTGTGGTCTACTAAGAAAATCTATAATAGAATGAGTCCGAGAATCTGATACAGAAGTCACATCAGAACGAGGTTGTGGATTATTTGCAACTAATTGCTCAGAAACCACTGCCTGATCATCAGCGAATGTAACTATCTGATCTCTAAACTCAATACTTTCATTGATTTCCCCAGCATGCACACCATCCTGGTTCCTTTGGTCAAAAGTTGTATCGTTCGAGTTATTTAAATTGTTTTTGTTATTATTTGTTGCAGGTAAGTTATTTTTCTTCCAGAATCTTATACCTATCAGAAACTAGAATACCGTGTTGCTCTAGATATTGTGGGGCTGCCACATGCCATCTTGAGCAGTAAAGCTAAATAGCTAAGCATATTATGTTTGCAGCAGTACTAAGTAAATTAAAGCACGGAATTTGACATTCACAAAGCAAGATCACACAAACACTAAATTTATAACGTCGAATATTCTTTATTAAGAACAAATTGTCTTGTTTCGCCATAATCGTATAACATTGTAGTTCTTCCAAGTCGCAATATCTCAGCTTTCAAAGAGGGAGCATGCACATTCCAAGTATCTTCATCGTGCAAGCTTAACTCCTTTAGAGCAAATTCAATATTTACGACTGTTGCCTCTACAGGATCATCCGATTTATGTATCCACAAGGGTGTTTCAAGAACAGTGTCCAAGGTCAAGGGTGCTACCCACCTTTGTCGTTCCTCATCTTTAACGAAAGATCGTTTCAAATAAGTGACATCAGTGATAGGCCTGATCTCTTCGACTATATCTCTTTTATCTTCCGTAGTATATCCTATTCCAAATGAAGTGAAAACTTTTTCCAGTGTAACCTGGTTAAAGTATTTCTGATACTTCTCTGGAACAGCACATACATGATCATCCCCATATGCAACAAAACCAAATTCCTTAAGAAATGTGGATGCTAACATATTGGGTCCATAAGGAGAGCCATTGTCTTTAGATAGCTTTATAAAAGCCATCACAAATAAAAATAATGAGTATAAAGAATTAAGTGGAGCAGTCAAGTAGTGTCCTGAAGGGAGCGCATGACTCCACTGCACCAAGTTCGGTCCATTAACGTGTATAGAATGCCATAGAGATTGTAGTAATATTCTACGCACTGTATCATCTTCTTCTTTCCAGTCTGGAAACAATTTCGCAAGAGCATTGAAAACTTCACAGATTTGCCTAAGAGGATAGACTAACTGCGAGGAATCAAACCCCTCAAAATCGCCAGCTACAAAGCCTTTAGATTTGGATAGTAATATCCTTGTCATAAAGTCCCAGTCAGTAGAATAGACATTCGTACCCACGCTAATATGAGATTCATTTTTAAGTTTTGTCAAAAGCGCAACCGGCCCTTGGAAATACATTTTGCATACTGCTAAGTATTCCAACGGACAGCCAGAGAAAGCTCTTGTTTTATGAGATTTTTCCCTTGGTTTACGTTCGTCTTTCAGTAAATCAGTGAATATGTGTACATTACGAACTCCAGCTTTAGCATCAGAGATAACTCTTTCAACTTCAACTAAAAGTTCTTTACAAATAGGAGATTCAAATAAAAATTCACCATCTTCACCAAAGAATTCACGCTTACCAACGCTCTTTGTTTTGAATACCCAAGGGTATCCAGGACTAGATTTACGCTTAATACTATTAATAGTATCTTCGCCATCTATGCCCTTCATCGCCACTTCAAAGTCATAAACAGATCTAAATTGGTTAACGTCCACTTTTCTTCTATTAACTAATGATACAAGATCATCAATTATAGCGTCACGTGCAACGTCAACTATGTCATGTGGTAAAGCAGTCAATGGTCTCCCATACTTTCGCATACGCTCATGCATAGGATTCCATAAGGTTCCGTCTTCAAGAACAGTTTGAGTCAGTAAAGTTGTACGAGTTTTTGGCATCCCCAGCACTCCTTGTGAGAGTGAAGGGACAATTGTTGAAACGCGAGGGGCAGGAACAGGTCGAGCAGTCCCAAGACTCTTAAATTCACCAGGGAAAGGTATATTTTCCGTAGGTAAAGGAAAGGGTTCATTGGGAACAACATTCGCTATAACTGCCGATTGAGCTGTCACGAATTGAGTTGTTTTTATGTCTAAATCAGTCAGATCTTCAGTCCTAAATTTCGTCAAGCACTTGGTAATAAACTCTCGAGTTAAAGGTATAGAGTAGCCTCTTCCATCACTGGAACCAGCTACGTGAATACCACAGATCTTACCCTGGGCATGTGGATTTCTAATAATGAGAGGAGCACCACAATCCCCATTAACGGTATCAAGAGTATATTCCCAAGCATTTCTTATAGTAATGGTTTGAGATTCACGATTCTTATAGTTAATATCAGTACACGATAATCTACTATCAACCGGTGTAAATCTAATAATCCCAAAGGGAGGATCCTTTAGAGAATTAGAAAATACACACGGTAACATAGCAGGACTACCAATGAGATGAGAAACAGAAGATTTTGTTACAAAAAGACTGGTAATATCAGAATGAGACCATGCTTCCTTAATAGGAACCATAGATAGATCAGAAGTTAAATTATCACCAGTAGTGAAAGAGAGAGATTCATTTACAAAATCAAGCGCAGAAACGAGCCAAGACGGACGATTCACAAATATAGGTTTAAGAGTCACAACACAATTTTTATCTTTCTTAATTTCTACTTTAAAGAAAGCATTGAAATGTGTAGGATACATAAGAATATTTCCCTTAAGAAATATACCATGTCCCACACGAATATCATTGCAATACATTGCATAAAAATTGTGTTTCAACACCTTACCTAAAATTTCTGAAGCATTCGTATCGACAACGCCTTGCGCTGAAGCTAACGCAACATCTACATCTACACCATCTATTTTAAGAGATTCAGTTTGAACAACTGGTCTAGTTGAAAGTCTTTCGCAAGATTCTATACTCACTGTGGGCCTCGCCGAAGTTATTTCGCAAGACTCAACAGCTACAATAGGTCTTGTTACAACCTTTTCACCAGATTCAATTGTTATAACATTTTTAGGTTTTTCAGATCTAAACATTGAGGTTATAGACAAGCCAGCAGTAACCAAACCAATAACCATAGTTGTAATTCCAACTATCTTAATGATAGGATACGAACTAACTAGTCTCTGATAAGATCTCTTCCAAGTATTTTCTACACGTAATCTTTCTTTCATAACATCTCCCCACATATCAAGGCTGTATTCGCAAGTTTTACTTTCACCAAATACAGTTTCTTTCTTTGCAGGGAAGAACCATTCATACAAACCTTGAGCTTGAATAGTATCAAAACTCTCAGTTATATATTCATCTATGCTATTTACAAAGTTACAACGTCTTTCATACAATTCAGAGATTCTATCTACCAATTCGTCGAATGTTATTTTTGAGATTTCTTTTCCAGCAATATCACATTCTGTGAAAATGTATACTGATGGATCAAATTTTTGAGATTTCCATAATGCTTGTCGATCAACTTCAGGTTTTAATGAGATTTTAATGTTGAGATCGAAGCGTCTCTTCAAAGCATCAGGATAATTTAGAGATTCGGTTTTAATATTACTCAAAGGTATATTACTAGAACATAATAGAACCTTAGAAGTAAAATAGGTATTTTGTTTTTGAGAAAGTTCTGCCATATGTAAAGGATATGGAAAAACGTTTGCAGATCTAACAATTTCAAACAATTCAAGATTGGGATTCATACTATTATCTCTCCTTTGGGAGAAATCATCATATACGGTAACCAATTGATTTTGGTAACCATCCCAAAATTCTTGTTCACTATTACGAGTATAAATTAAACGCTTCCATTCCTTCTTCAGATCAACAGAACTATCTTTAGAGATTTTACTAATGACATAAGCAGCTAAAGGATAGGTAACTGTACTCTTTCCACAACCAGTATCCCCTGACATATATATACATACAGGAGGATTACGTATTGTAGAATGAGAAAAGCCCCTATTCTTAAACTCTTGCATCATTCCAGACAAAACAGTTAACATTTTTGAGATTACAGGCATTTCAGATCTATAAATTGGTGATTGGAATAATTTAATTCCATCACTGTACAAACTAGAGACAACATTAAAATTAATATCATCAAAGGTGAATTCACCTTTAACGTTTTCTAAATACAAATTTTCAGATCTAGATATCCATGCAGAAACAGGTGACTGTTCACTTACGGGAACTTCAGTTTTGAGCACATATTTATAAAAATATTCTCTAGCAACTTCAAAACCCTTACTAAGTAAAACAGAAATTGTTTCTACACCAGTAACGAACCGAGGCACGTTACCGACAAACTTCATAGCACTAGAGAGATTCTTAAGATTAGGACATTTAAACACACAAAGACTAAATACAGAAGCTATTAAACTAAGCGGAGATTCATCATTGTCAGAAGCCTGAGCAACGACAACAGATCGAGATTCTATATAGGATTCCAACAAATTCCTTACGTATGAAAGTACTTCAGGTGCAATGTAAAACCCTAATATAATTAAAGCTAATCCTAATGCAGCTTTAGTTCCTGCGAACTTTGTGAAAAGAACACAGAAAATAGCTACAAGTGTAACAACTAATATACTTAAAATATTTTTCAGATCACTTACAATATCCCCAACCTTGCAGTAAATATCTGCAATCAGCCCCTCAACCCAGTTTTGGATTGAAGGAACATCAAGCATACAATTTACGTCAAGAAATTGAGGACGTATTACGGCTAAAAATTTCTTAATTTTTCTAGGGGTCATCCTAGAAATTCTAGTCAGTATCTTTGAGTTTTTCTTAATAAAAGCATCAAGAAAAGATGTATTACAAGCAGTATTTCTACCACCCTCCGAGCACTGATTTGGAGTGGGAGAACCTACTTGTGCAACTACAGTTTTAATCAGATCTTTAAAACATTGATTAAAATTCTGAGATTGTTCCTCAGTTGGAACAATATCAAAATTATAAGCAGTGTGTCTAAAAGTATTCACTTCACCATCAGATTCAGTAAAATATTTTCTATTTTTCTTTGTCAAGAAAAGACCCCTTGGACAAATATATATTTCTCCATGAGGTTCGGGTCTATAATAAAGAGGAGAATCTAAATTACTAAATCTATGGTCACGTCTACTAAGTCTTGTAAAAAGGCGTCTATAAAAACTAAAAGGCAGATCACTTTGTTCAGCAAATATATCATAAAATGATGAGTAAATTGGATTGTTTATTATCAGATCACTATAGTAAGGAACTAAAATAGGAAAGGGTCTAATATCAGATAGGCCCTTAACTATAAAATTCAGATCTACAGAATTATAATCATAATCAAGTAAAACAGATCTCTGAAATGCTGGTGGCATTCCTATTAAAAAGGAATACTTTGGAACATATTCAGGATTCAAATCACAAGATATACAATTATTCAAATAATTTACAATCAGATCTATATCATAATATTTTCTATACGGCCGTATAAAATGGTCATACATATCACTATTTTCAAATAATGGAGATGGTGATATGTTAAAGAAACTAACAACATTGTCAGGACCTACAATATAATTTGATAAGTCCCAACTGTCCATCGGAGATTCGACAAAGGATCCATATTTAATATCCTTGTAAACAGATCTAATTTTTGTATAGAGCATATCTTCGCGTTTTAAAACAGAATTAAGCTCATACAAAGCTCGAAGACCACATCGTGAAATGAAAAATTCAACGGTGCGTGTCGAGTTAAGAGATTCATAATCGCAG